TACGGAATGGAAAAACTTTGGTGAGCATAGTTGCGCTCAACTGGCGGTCATGAAGAGCACTGCGGGTAAATGTAGACACTTGGTATAGGAGGTCTACGGGAACAAACTCATTACTAATCAACACTTGATAGTTATTCTTATTAGTCAGGTACCCAAAGTCAGCCGAATTACTGGGCCAGTAATTCATAGCATTTGGCATGCTAGAGGCACCCGTTGGGGCTGATGCGCCCCCTGCGGTGTTGTAATAATAGATAGGAAGTTCAGAATGTTGGCGGTTCTTAGCGTGAACGATGTCCAACATTTCAATTGTGATGAATGGGTACTCACGTTCTGTTTCAGCATCAGGATACCTAAAGAACACCTGAATAGGCCGTGTATTATTTCGGTCATCTGTTACAGTAAGGCCAGTCAGGCGTGCCTTGATAGCCTCGTCTTCCGCAAGCAAGAACCCTGTTCTGCTCATTTTTGACCCTCATAAAAGATGTCAAATGCTAAATCTGTTACACGCTTTTGAAAACCATCACGACTTCTTGCTGCTTGGGAACGCAGAAGACCCGTTGCAGGAGTTTGCTCGTCCCCAAATTCAAGGGTCTGTGCTTTGTAAGTTTCTGTATTGTCAGAAGTTCTTACAGAATATTTAAGACCCTTGTCCTCATCAGAGTAAGTTACGCTCATTTTAGAAGCAAGGTCTGACCAACCAGCATCAGAAGCCTCTGCAAGTTTTTGTACCTTTTCTTGTTCCTCTGCGACCACACGGTCAATTGCATCACTTACAGCACTCTTAAATGAGTTTACAAAGTTCTCAAAGTACCCAATAAACGCAGGAGTACCAGACAGGAGGGGCGCAGAACTATCGCTAGGTTGTGTTGAAGAAGAGCCTGTCATGGCTTTATCCTTACGTAGTTCTGGGCAGTTGTGACACCTTGACGCTCATCAAGGATAGTACAAGTTTATCAAATACTAGGCAGTGTTGTGGGCCAAGGATAGTTAGTAACCGTGTATGGGTCAGGTCCTGGGTCAAAAGGCATTTCCTGATTAATGTACACCTCAAGACCTTCCACGACAATCAAAATCTCGTCTCTCAGGCGACCACGAGCCCTGTAGGACATTACAGAAAAGTAACGACCATCATACAAGAACATGTCATTAAGGTGGGGTCGGTATTCAAAGACATCCTGAATACCAGCATCTCTAAAATCCTGCACAGATGCTACAAGGTTGACAATTTCAACGGGCTGACGACCCTCTGGAATGGCTCGCTTGGTGTCTTCTGATTCGGTAATCATTAAGACAGGAATGATTACGCCATTTTTGTATGCCCGACCACCTGCACCTCGGATACCCTCGTCATAGACATCGTCATAGTAGGAACCCGCACTAGCAGCGTTTGCAAATGGTTCATACTCATACCAAACCACGCTTTCACCAGCATATGATTGGTAACTGCGGTACTGCTTGCGAATATTGTTCGCTTCGTTACGTAGGTCCATCAGTAGAAAGCGTTAGTCGTAATTCCCGTGGGTGGGTCCATGTCAATAAAGACATCTGCACGAAGTTGTTCAGCAGGTTCTTCAATTAACAAAGTTCCCTCTGAGTTCTCAGCAAAGATACGCTCCATTGGTCCGTACTCCCCAATCTCTTTAGACTTGTACAAAGGAACAAGGCGATTTGTTGTGCGGGACACACGGCGAAGACTGAATTGTTCAATGCGCTCAGGACCAATGTTCAGGTTGTTGGCATGCTTGCGGTATTCCACTTCCCACTGTTGGATAAGGCTCTGAAGCATACGGAAACGTTGGGAACCAGGGATGTGAATAGACTCAGAGGTCATAACATCAATGTCACGGGCATACTCTGTCATAAGGGCTTGTAGGGCCTCTACAAGGGCTCCTAAGCCCACTACGTCCAATACAGCAGGACTTGCCTGCTCTAATGGAATATTAATTGTGGGCTTGTGGAAGTTGATTGAACGCTCTGCGTAAAACTGAAGGTCCGCTGGAAGAAGCCATTCATAGTGGTAACCCTCAATCAAAAGTTTGCTATTTGCTGCTGGGGTCGCAGCAAGGCGTAAAATACCATTACGCTCGTCAATAGAATAATCAGAAGTACCTAATTCATTGACACTTGCTCCTGCTACTGTGGCAATCCAGATAGTGTTTTTATCAATGTTAGGTTGACCTAATTCATAAGTACGACCTACAGCATCAAAGGTGACTTGAAAGAACCTAGGAAAGTCTCGCAGATAGTTACGAGCAAGTTCTACTGTATGTTCAAGTGGTGTCATTATTGGTCTCCTGAGCCTTCACCAGGAACGGTGTCACTTGATGGTTGGTTTACCTGTGGTTGTTGTTCACGAAACCGATGAACCATCACCGTACGCACACGTGTGATGTCATCTTCTGTTCCTGTAGGTGTAGGTAAAGGTCTTTCTGACATTATTGAGCCTCTAACATTTGCACACGAGCAGAAAGTTCTTTTACAGCCTGTGTAAGGATAGAAATCATGTCATTTGTTTTCCACATTTGAGGTGTTAACTGTCCGTTATCAAGACCATACTCAATCAAAAATGGCGCAGCCGCTAGGACTTCCTCTACAATAAAACCATGTTGAATACTGTGGTTTCTTTCGTATTCTTCAATGACACCATCATCACTAGTTGGCTTTGCTTTAAACGTTCGTGGTGTTAAAGATTCCACAATATCTAAAGCATTATTAAATGACTTTATGTTTTCTTTGTAACTACTTAAAGATGTGTTATAGGCGAGGCGACCTGTTGATAACAAACGCATGTTTGCTGATGACGTTGTCGTCCCCAGATAAGGCATCAAAACATTAGCATTGTCAAATGTGATTGGACCAACAACAAAGAATGAACCACCACCTACGCTCCAGCCAATGTGGTTACCACCAATTGGGTCAGTGTTATAGGAGTCATCCATATAACCACCACGAGTAGCGTAGTTAACAGTAAAGTTGCTTGGGTTATATACATAATGGTTTATACCATCATTAGAACCCCACAACCATGATGGTTGCCCTGATTGTCCCGACCAGTTAAAGGTCATACCCGCTCCAGCACCACCATTTTGAGAAAGGGTAGATGCTTTTGTTGCTGTTCCAGAAAGTGAGGCAGTAACTGTTCCAGCAGAAAAGTTACCACTTCCGTCACGTTGCACTAAAGTATTAGCAGTATTAGTAGTTGCAGGAGGATATGCGTACTCAGCAAGGTTTTTCCAACCAGTCGGCGTAGCGGACTCTTTTACCCACAACATGGTACGGCCCGTTGTTGTGGCTGTTGTGTCTAGCCACAAATCGCCAACTTTTGCGTAGGTTGCAGTACCATCAGTATTTGTAAGTGGGCTAAATGATTTTACCCATACTTGGTTAGTATTAATAAATACACGCTTATCAACGATGTGTTCAGCATCAATATACCCAGATGCACCAACGCCATTTCGGTAGATAGCAGCAAGAAGAACATCCCCAGCACCAATGCTTGGGAATTCAGGGTTAGACGCATTTGTAGTTCCTGTAATGTACGCAGGGGTTCCTGGAGTAGCAGCAGGAATGACGACTAAATCAAAACGTGGACTGGCGGCACCTTCAGTAAGTGCCAGAGTTGTAGAGGTTGTTTTAACCGTGTACGAACCATTGATAAGAACCTTGTAAGGGCTAATAACAACGCTGTTACTAATGGTGCCTTCAGCAGACACTAAGCCATTGTTAGCAAAGTTAGTTGCGTCTTGAACCAACCCATTGGCTGGGTTTCCTAGAATTTGGAAATCTACACTATCGGGCTCTGCTTGGTCACCAACCGCTTTGTTTGTTACCGCATCGGTGTAGTTGGGGATGGTAAAGCCCATTAGTTACCTCATAGGGTGTCGTAGATGTTTCCGTTGTTCTTGAGGTATTCGTAAAGGTCTGAAGGGATATGGAAAGTCTTTCCGTCTTCAAAGTTATACTTTTGATTACCCCAAAACATAAGCCATGTGCCTTTTACACGGGCACGGCGAAGATTTGAATCAGTAGGTGGTTTAGAAACAACTACTTCTGTTTCTTCTGCCTCTACTGGCTCTGCAAAGATATTGGTCTTTTTGGTGGTCATATTGACTCCTAGTTTTTGTAACGTGTATAAATTGTGTTGAGGAGGGCCACATAGTGACCCCCCTCCACATCAGGTATAGGGGGCATCTCCAGATTAGGAGATTGCGCCACCCTTCGTGTTGATAAGCACACGAGATTCTGCGGTGATGACACCGAAGCCCCAGATTGCGTACCATGACAAACCGTGCTCACGACCAAAGTCAATGACACCACCGTCACGGAGTTCCACTGGCAATGCAATGGCCTGTCCGAAAGCGTTGTCACCAATCATGATTGCTGAGTACGAGTCTGCGGTTGGGTCTTGGTAACCAGCGGTTCCTGGTGCAAGGTCAACAACATCAGTTGTTGCTTGTCCCTTAAGAACTTGGGTGGTTTCAATGAAGACTACGTCATAGATACGTCCGATTTCACCAAGCATGAAGTTACCTGGAGCGGCATACTTCGTTACTTCAATGAATTCTGGCCAGTCACGGAGCGCACGGCTCTGTGATGGGTGGACGAAACAAACGTAGGTGTCACCAAGACGTGGAATGTTCTGACCTGCGAGAACTTCAACTGCGTCCTTAATGGCAGCAGGTGAGAGCCAACCTGGGTTAGAAGCGGTTCCAAGCGTACCTGCATCGTATGGCGAGATAGAGCCACGAGCAGCAGCAGGTGTGCGACCAAATACAACGCTTGGTGCAACAGCAGCACCGCCGCTGAAAGGTACACCTGGGCTGTAGAGGGTGTTACGTGCTTGAATGTCCATGGACTGAGCCATGTGACGACCAAGGAGACGTGAGGACGAAGCCATCACGTCATCAAAAGAAGCGTTGAGAAGCAATTCAGTAACTGCGACAGCCTGACCTTGTTCCTTAACGGTGATTTGAATCTGGCTTGCAGAAAGAGCCACTGGCTCCATACGCACACCTTCGGTCAACTCTGCACCAACGGCATCGTCAACTGAAAGGTTGTTGTAACGCATGAAGTTGATGGTGAGACCTGGCATAACACCAAGTTCCGTCTTCTTCACTGCAAACTGTTCAAAACGAAGAACAGGCATTGCTTGGAACAAGATTTCCTTGGACCAAATTTGCTGGATTGCTGGGGAAAGGGTACTGTCACTTGAGTAACCAGTCGTGGTAATTGAACCAAGACCAGCACCTGTAATAGCACCACCTACTGGGGCGGGAAGGGCCATAATTTATCCTCCGTGGATAAGGGTTGTTGTTAAGTTAGAACCTGCCCCTATTAGGGCGGGCGTTGAGGAGCCTGTCTCGCATCTTCATGTACTGGTCCATCGGCATGTTCCGAATGTCTTCGGCTGTCAATGATTGGTATTCCGTCTGAGTTTCCATTGGCCCAACAGGGGGAGCCGTTACTGGCGCACCCCGCAAACGACCTTGCTGTTGCGCAGTCGCTTGCTGGATTGATTCAATAATAGCATTACTTCTCTCACGAAGCACGGCAATTGAATTTTCAATCTCATCTTTGGAGTTACCAAAGACGAGGTCCTGCAATTCAGGAATGATGTTGTCTGCTTCATCCTGGATTCGGCTATTACGGTAAGCGTTCAATTCTTGGATTGTACGCTCTTTCTCAAGCAGTGCTTCTTGTGCTTGGCGCTGGTTTTCAATTTCTGAAAGACGAGACTGCCATTCCTGCTCTACGGTATTAATGCGCTGGTTAAACTCATCTTCCTTCTTAAGGAGGAGTTCTTTTGCGCTAAGTTCGTTCAACTCACGCTGTTTGATGAGTTCCTGCTCTTGCTTTGCACGCTCTTCAGCCTCTTTACGGGCTGCTTCACGCTCTGCTGCAATGATTGACATCTGCTCTTCCATGCTCTTTACACGGGCATCTGCCTCTTCAAGACGCTTATACATCTTGTCCTTTTCCTGCTTGCGGATGTTTTCTACCTCATCCTCAGAAAAGAGTTTGCTGTTCTTGGTTGCGTTCTCTACGAACTGCTCTACAATTGGAGCGTCAATAGGAACTGAAATGATGTCCCCTTCGGGACCAGTGTTCTTTGCCATAGGTTACCTGCCTTGTTAGTTTGGCTAATTGGAACTTGTTTAATAAAACGTTTTAATTATTGTCTTCGTCTGGGTTACGGCGCTGGGCGAACCTTGCTCCGTATGCCCTTGATACTATTTGATTTACGATTTGCCCTTCCATGGGCATTGCTGCACCAAGTCCAGGCATCGGAGAACCTGCGTTTTCCGATGTATTTACATTACCACTTTCTGCGGGTGCGGGTTGAGCGCCTCCATCAGGAGTTGGTAACATACCAGTTGCAAGCATGATGGCTTGCTGAATCTGTGCACGCATCATGTCCAAGGCACCTTGGTCAATAGCGTCATCTTGCAATTCTTCAAAGATTTCAGACAGTTTCTCACGTGGGAACTCTTCGCCAAGGATACGCAATGCGCCTTCCTTGGACTCCAAGCCCAACTGCATTTTCGCCTGAACTTCGTTAAGTTTGATGAGAACGTCAACAGGCAATGGCTCAGGCCAGTGAATGGTTGTCTTATAAACCAATGGGTCAGCAGGGTCCAACTGTGGAAGTTGGTCACGTTCAGGCTGAGATGCCTTGGATGGGTCGTAGGTAAACATCCAGGGCTCAAACACCGCCGCTGTGCGAATAATGATTTCGTTTAACCGCTCAAGACCCTTTGTAAAGTGAATCTTTTTCATGTTGTAGCGGTTCATCATTGGCTGATATTGGATAGACAATGCAACACCTGATGTGTTGGAAATAGGCTGCATCTGACCCAATGCCGTTTCAGGAACACCTGTAATCTCGTGCATGGTTCGCTTCAAGAACTGGACATACTCAAGAGCACCTGACATCTCTCCACGAGACTCAAGGTTAAAGACGTTGGCATCCTTTGGAAGACCAGCCCATACCTTCTTAGGTCCACGCTCTAACTGGGAAGCCTTAGCGCCAGTAATGATAGTGACAGGAGCGGCGTGGTAGTTGATGATGTCAGAGACTTCAAGCATCTTTTCGTTGAGTTCACGGTTCAACGGAATAATGTCCCAGATGTCAGACTGTCCCCATGGGGATGATGAGATGGTGGTATTTGGAATATGTACCACAGGAATTGTGCCAAGAGCATTTGGATACTGGTCAATCAGTTCATCATTGATGAACTGTTGCACCATGTCGTCTGACAAGATTTCAGTAAATGTGTAGACCTGACGAGTTCCTTCAGGGGAAGTGCCCCAGAAACGATACTTCAACTTAAAGCGCAGGAGTCGGTCACGGTCATGTGGGTGGTACTCAGGGAAGCAGTGTGCTGGGTTCAAAGGAATAATACGAATACGGCCTTCATGCTGCATTCCTGCGGTATCCACATAAGGCTCTTCGTAAGCGACCTTAACAAAGCAGTCTCCAGTGACAGAGGCTAACTGACCCATTTCCCAAAGCACATAATGCTTTGAGTTATCGCCATCCCATACCTTGTGCAGAAGTGCTGGAATGATTGCCGCATTCTGCTCAGGTACGTGAAATTGAATACCTTTACCAAAGCAAAAGTTTGTAATGTAGTCCGACATAGTGCGGACATAGTTCATGTAGAACTGAGATTCACCCATCTCACGGCGGTATGACCAATGGTGACCAAGATACC